CTTTGCTCTCATCATCGGCAAGCGCCGGTGATTCTTTAGGGCTGATTTGTTATGCGGCGATCCGCTTTTCCGTCACTCCGCTCTTCAAGAGTTCAAGGACTCTTCAAACCCTTATTAGCCCACAAATGACCTACTAGGTAGGCATCCTATGTATATAGCGTTTTACTTCACATCCGTTTCTTTTACAAGAAATAGGAGTCCATATTAGCCTTTACTACATAACATACGCCCAATAAGCCATTCTAGACAACGTCTAAAGTGAAGTCTTAGATTACTTTGTAAACTAGGAAACCACTCAATGACAACGCCTAAACGGCACTATTTAGGTGGACGCTGGGAACCCTCCCAGGGTCTACCTACATAGCTTTCAGTACCTTTATATCCAACATTTGAACCATACAAGGACTCATTACGAGTTCAAGGTGGTCTAAAGTCATTTACCTTCACTAACCATTTAAAAACGGCTAGAGGAGATACAACAACTCTAGTTGGAGATGGTTTACCTGCTAACTTGTCCTTTGCCCTTTCGACTAACTCAGAAATTTCCACAATACGATCTACCGCTGATCTCTTTTCAAGGAGATCAACAAGCTCGTCGTCCATAGACTTCCGAGATACAGTGCCTAAGTCTTTGATTCCTGACTTATAGAGTTCTTGCGAACAACCATAAATCATTAACCAAAGAGCGTTCAGCTCCTGCTCAGACTCTGACCACGATCCTTCAAACTGGAAAGTGGCCAAATGGGTTGGAAAAGGAAATGGACAAATTAGATCCATAATATGACACGCTAAAGCTGTAATTTCAGAATCCATTCTCACCTTTTCTATAAACATAAAAAGAGGTTTGAATAAAGAGATTTTGAATCACGGTAGGTCTATATTTCATATTGACCTCATTAAAGGAGAAGTATCCAGGTTTGGTACTTTTCCAGCAACGAGGGTATAAACGATAGACTCAACATATGTAAGTCTAGCATTTATCAATAAAGATTTATAGAATCTCCGTGACGGTTTCTTCAAGTCAATAATTGACTGAATGACCGATTCCATGCTTATCCTTCCTGAATTAGCAAACATAGTAAAGATTGCAAGAAGACTTCAAGCGAAATCTCCCTGTGACCTACGACTACGTCTGTTTAATGTCCTTAGCCATTTCCCTACTTTAGTAATACCCATACCTCTTCCTAATAAATAGAAAGATATATTTGCACGTCCCATCATAGAATTCTGACTAATAAACATTTTTCAAGAAAGTGCCGACACATTTAGACCATTATGACCTGTAACCTTTGCAAATTCAAAAGTTTCACCCTTTGAACATACAGATTTAGATAAATTGATTCCAACTCCAAGTCTTTCCATTACAGAAAGATAAGAAGAAGCAGTCAACTCATCAAAGATCACAATGTCATCACCTAATAGTTCATAACCCTCAAACCAAGGCTGTCCCATTTTATAAGGATGCACCAAGGCATGAGCGTACTGAACCAGCAGATGATGGGTCAAAGCTAACATAGCCCAAGATGATAGAGCCCCCATAGGTTGCCCCACAGAGTATCTAACACCTTGATTAAAGAACTTGTGCTCGGGTAAACCCAATACATTCAAGCCTTTAGTAACTATGTGATTCACTGCTCCAGATCTAGAATCATGGACGCAAGAATCAGATGTTACCCATGTAGCGGGCAATGTAGCTCTTTCTGTAATTAGAGCCGCATTGTGACCTTCTAAATGGTAGCTCCGACCGACTAGCAACTGCTTCCACGCAGCAGCACCCTTGACACCCAGCAAAGGTTCAAGGACTGCCACCTGAATAGCAATTGGTAATCTGTCAGTAGCTGCAGATAGATCAAACCCTCATGAACGTCCACCCTTAACTTTTTCAAAACAACGTTTCACCGCTGCCGATTGGTCGAAAGTAGCATCATTTGGAATTTTTTCCAATAGAGAGAACAAGAGATCATGCAGTGGCTTTAGCATAGACTGAGTCCATACATCCACCATCGCAAAAACCCTTATTTTCCCCGCAGCCTCCTCCTTTTCACATAACTGTCCGATTACAGCGGACGGGACCCCTGATTTATTCAAATGAAGAAATCAGAGTTCTGTTCCAAAACGACGTCCCAATGATTGGGCTAAATCCCAATAATTGAGAAGACGTGTTTGTCCCATTACACCCATCAAGACTTTAGCTGGATCCTCCAAACCATTTGCTTTTAACATAATGGCAGCAGAAATCCAACCAACTCATGATACTTTATGAGAAGGGGAGCTAGTCTCCAACGGTAGCAATTTACCCTCAGAAGGTACTACTTTAATATTGAAGGCTTCGAAGGTTTTGGCAGATAAAACTGTCATAGCCCCAGAGGCGGTCTTTAAAAAATTAGGATCTCCTGAGTACAAATCAGTTATTGTGTTTAACTTTCTTATTCCGGGGATTTTGATCACTCTGTAAAGAGCGAACAAAGTCAATCACCATCTTATAACAGAAGGTGATCCAGATAAGATAGCCCCACGATCTGAAGAAGGTATTACCTTCGGCAGACCGCAGGACGTTAAACGCGGTAATGGGTGACTTGGGCAGATTTCTCTAAGAGAAACTGCTTTGTCACCTGCTATACGCCTTTGAACGGCAAGCTGGCAAGATTTAAGATACTGAACCGTATATTCAGGACTATGATTTTGTGTCATAGTCAATAAATACTGAATAAACGCTCTAAGTTGAGAAAGTCTCCCAGTAAACTTCACTAGATTAGGGAAAGAGGCACCTAATAAACGGTACCCCAATCTCTTACCTAGCGCTGGCAACTCATAGGAGTTTGCCAGTGAAACCATTGCATCACTTATGACACCGTCTTTAAAGGCTTTAGAAATAGAAAAGAATTTTATATTTTTCATATTTTTAAAACTAATATTGACGTTTCACTACTCGGTAAGGCTTTCGGCCCACGTCGTAAGACGTCCTGAAACCTACTGGGTTATTGTTTCCCCTTTGCACATCGTGACCGATATTTCATCGTGTCTAAACACCCTATAAGCGGTGCTACGCCATGTTCCAAAGATTCAATAAAGCGATCCCAGCCTGTTACAGGCCTTTCGCAAGTGACATAAGAAGAAAACAATTCCGCTGTTCCCTTACGGGGACGGCAGGCTAAAAGCCACCGGAAACCACCTAAATTACTTTGGATTCGTAAAAATCCTCAGTAACTTAGATTGCGTGACCTCTGGCCCAGCCAAATATTCTGGATTCAAACTAAACAACCCCTTCGAAAGAAGCGGCTTAGTCAACACAGAAGTGATTTGGAAGACCCAAAAGTCTTTCAAAACATCAAAGGTATTTACCTTAAAACGGTTTGGGGCCCCATGTGGGCCCGGTATCCGTAGGGGGGAGTGATCGTCGAGACCGGGTTGGATCTTCATACCCTGTAAGGATTCGACAGTTTGGATTTTACCTCCTTCCGGTCCATTGCCCAGTCA